GGAACAGCAAAAAGGCGCAATCAGCGTTGAACAGCCTTCACAGTTGTCACGTCAAATTGCTTTCCGTGGCTACTTCGCCTCAAAAGTCATTGACGCAACCAAGACAATCAAGGCTGCTTTCGTCTAACCAAGACGGATTTCTAGAAGGAACTGAAGAACCATGGCCACTTACGACTTAGCGTTTCACACACGCCTAGACGGTGTTGTGGTTCTTCAGACCTTTGTTGAAACTGGCATCCAAGTTGGCGATGTTGTCACCATCGCTGGCGCAGGCCACAATATCAACGGCACACACACCGTTCTATCAACGCAAGATAACGAATACATCGGGCAGTCAGACGAAGGCGACTTTGAGTTTGACAACGAAGTGATTCGATTGTTTCAGTTTCTTTTCCGAGACGCTGACGGTGATTTGGAACGCTCGGTTGCTACTGGAACTGTGACCTTCACACCGTCTGTATCGTGGATACAGGCTTCCGATGTCACAAGTTGGCTTGGTATTGACGTTGCAACGGCGAACGACACGGCCTTTGTCACCGTTTGCGTCAATGCCACCAACAATTGGTGCTTTAGAAAGCGTCGTGAGGCTGGTTACACAGACTCGATGACGACAGTGCCTGGTGCCGATGTGAAACTTGGGGCGATTATGTATGCAGCAACTCTCTATCGTGAGCGTGGCTCTGCAGATTCGTTTGCCTCATTTGACGCAATGTCTTCAATCCCTATTCCTTCAACCATGGGTCGCATTATGTCTCTCATCGGTTGTGGCCGTCCACAGGTGGCGTAATGCCTGCATCTGGGATTCTTGTTGACGCAGTGAACGCAATCAAAACAGCGTTGACAGCGTTGGGTTTGAAACCAGTCACAGACCCTCGCAACGCACGCCCCATGTCTGTCTTTATTGAACTCCCAGTGATGACGTCATGGACTTACAACGTGGGCGACTTTCGCATCCCAGTTCGCATACTTGCAGCTCCTCCCGGCAACCAAGATTCAGGTGACTACCTGATGACAACGGTTGACACAATCATGAACTCTTCCATTGCCGTAGTTGACGCCCGACCGGGCAACGCTTCATACGGTGGGCAAGACATCCCAACATACGATTTGACTGTGGCTATCGCAGTCAAACGAAACTAGAAAGGTCAGAAATGGCAACAACAACATTCCTCAGCAATGCAACGATAAACATTACGCAGGGCGCAACTACTTACGACTTGAGTGACCAAGCAAACGCTTGCACAATCACCATCGGTCAGGACTCGCTTGAAGCAACAGCATTCGGTGACACTGGTCATCGTTTTGTTGGTGGCCTTCAGAGCGTCGAAGTTTCAATTGACTTCTTCCTTTCTTACGGTGGCTCAGGCGCAACGTCAGAAGTTGAAACAGCACTTGCAGCAATGGTCGGTCAAGGCACAACCACACTAATTATCAGCCCTTCAGGAACGACTGAGTCAGCGTCTAACCCTGAGTACACCATTACAAACGCAATGCTGGAAAACTTCACACCAATCAACTCAACCGTTGGTGAACTCGCAACCGTCACGGCCTCCTTCACTGGTGGCACATGGGCACGAGACATTACCTGATACAAGGAAAGAGGGAAACAATGAAAATCCAACTACGCATCACGCCCAACGAAGGCGAACCATACGAACTAGAAACCAATCTGTTCGTCATTGTCGCTTGGGAACGCAAGTTCAAACAAAAAGCCTCAACGCTTGCTAACGGCATTGGCATTGAAGACCTTGCATTTATGGCCTACGAATGCTGCAAACAGCAAAACATTCCAGTGCCAGTTTCATTTGACGAATACATCAAGAAAGTCAATGCCGTAGAAGTAGTTGGTCAAGAAGACCCAAAAGCCACCGAAGCAACAGTTACCGAAGAGCGTTAGCAGAAGTACTTGTTGCAACAGGGTATTACCCCCCACAAATAGAATTCGAAATTGACGACCTAACGACAGTCATTGAGATTCTGAACAACCAGCAGAAAGCACAACGGAAATGACAGCATCAGCCTCCATAGAGATAGCAGGTCTGAAAGAAACCATCCGTTCTTTGAACAAGGTTGAACCGGGTCTTCGTAAAGAGTTCACTAGGAACGCTAATGAGATTGCAGCTCCTGCTATTCAGGAAGTCCAAAAGGGCTACGCAAAGATTCCGTTGTCGGGGATGGCTCGCAACTGGACAGACAAATCAGGACGCAAAATCTTTCCATTCTCCGTGGCCAAGGCACAGTCTGGAGTCAAGTTGAAAGTCGATGCTGCAAGGGAAGCCGTCAGCCTTCTTTACATCACACAGACCTACGTTGGCGCTGCAGTCTTTGAGGCTGCAGGGCGTAGCAACCCCAACACACTGGGAGACTCTCTAGGGCCACTCAAACCCAACCAGACGAGAGTTCTTGGCCCTTCTGTATTTAGGAAGCGTGGCGAGATTGAAAAGGGCTTACAACGCCTCTCAATGGATGCCATTCAGCGTGTCCAGAAAGAACTGAACTAATGGCACTTGCAATCCCAATCATAAGCACTTTTGACGGAGGTGGAGTTTCCAAGGCCATTTCGGAATTCCGAAATTTGGAGGGCGCAGGAAAAAAGGCCCAGTTCGCCATCAAGAAGGCAGCCGTCCCTGCAGCTGCAGCCTTGGCTGGTTTGGCTGTTGTCCTAGGTGATGCTGTCAAGGGCGCTATGGAAGACTCTGCAGCGCAAGCAGAACTAGCACGACAACTCAAAGCAACAACAGGTGCTAACGATGCACAAATTGCAAGCGTCGAAGACTGGATTACGGCACAAGGTCAATTGCTGGGATACACCGATTCAGAACTTCGCCCGGCGTTGGCTGGCCTTGTCAGGGCTACAGGCTCAGTCACCCATGCTCAACAATTGGCTGCACAGGCATTCGACCTTGCAGCGCAAAAAGGTTTGCCATTAGAGACCGTCACAAAAGCATTGGAAAAGGCTTACGGTGGCAACCTCACAGCCCTAGCAAAACTTGCGCCCGAATACCGTCAAATGATAAAAGACGGCGCATCGTTTGAAGACGTCATGTATGCCATCGGCACAGCCACAGGAGGTGCAGCAGCGACAGCAGCAAACACTGCACAAGGACAATTCAAGCGTCTTGGAATTGCCCTTGACGAAACAAAAGAATCTATTGGTGCTGCATTGTTGCCAGCCGTCGAAGCAGTTCTGCCTTACCTGCAAAAGTTCGGTGCTTGGGCGCAAGATAACCCACAGACATTCATGATTATTGCAGGCGCTCTAGCAGCAATTGCAGCGTCCATTGTGGCAATCAACATTGCTATGGCTCTGAACCCAATTGGGCTTATTGTTATCGGCGTCGGTGCGCTTATTGCTGGTCTTGCAATTGCCTACACAAAGTTTGAAGGTTTCCGAAACATTGTGAATTCTGTTTTTGGTGGCATCAAATGGTGGATTACCAACGTGGTCATTCCACAGTTCAACCTGATGCTCACAGTGTTCAAAACAATTTTCAACGGCATCGCCTCTGTCTGGAACAACACCATCGGCAAGTTTTCTTTTACTGTGCCGTCGTGGGTGCCCGGTATCGGTGGCAAAGGTTTTGCCATGCCTGACATTCCGATGTTGGCTAACGGTGGCATTGTCACTGGCCCGACGCTGGCGATGATTGGTGAAGGCCGTGGCCCAGAGGCTGTCATTCCGTTAGACCGTATGGGCGAGTTTGGAATGGGTGGTGGCACAACTGTCAACATCAACGTCACCAGCGCAGACCCTAACGCTGTAGTGCAGGCCTTGCGTACCTACATGAGGCAGAACGGCTCTATCCCTATTAGAACAAACAACGCCTTCTAATGCCGTACAACTACAAAGTCGAGTATTCAACTACAGCCAACACTGGCACATGGGTTGAGTTAGACGATGTTCAAGACATTTCGTTCAGCATCGGCAGGCAATTTATGCTTGACCAGTACAGCGCCTCTACAGGGTCGCTGACGATTCGTTATCCGACTGGATACGCCACACCTAATACGGCAATGGTGCCTGGTACTTATGTGCGTATTTGGGGGCCGAACACTACAGACGGCAACTATGCGATGTTTCACGCAAACATAAAAGATGTGAGCGTTGCTTATGGCATACCGTTTGCATCTGGTGTCGGTCAGGCCGACTATTTGAATGTGACGCTTGAAGGCAGTTTTGCTGAAGCATCAAGAATGTCAGGTCTGAACTATGCAATGGCTGCAGATACTTTTGCTAACCAGTGCACTGCAGCTGGTGTTGAATCAGGTTTGGTTATTAGCACCGAGCCAACGTCACCTGCAATGGGTTCCTCTACGGTGTCGGGCACTTGGGGCGACTGGATAAACGCATCGCTAGTCACTTTGAATGGCCGTATGGCTGACGCTACAGGGCCGAACTTTATTCTCTGCAACGGCCCATTCAATGACCGTGTGTGCACAGTGAATTTTTCTGATGTGGCTAACAACGCCACTAATCAGGTTTATGACCAAGTGGATTTTGGTGCGCTGTCAGACAACTTCTACACACAAGTAACAGTTGACCCTGCAAACTTCGCAGCCCAGACTGTCACCAATGTGGGTGCTGTTGCGCCGTTTCGTACTTACACGGTGAATAGCCTTTCGGCTTCTACCGGTCAGGCTCTCGACCAGGCGAACTTTCTGTTGAGTCAGTACGGCACACAGAAGTTTGCTTTAACCAGTGTCTCTTGTTTGGCTGAGGCTCAGAGTTCTTTTCAAATGGATTACATGGGTCTAACGACTTTTGGTTTTGTGATTGGTGCGAGGGTGTCGGTGACTTTTCGTGGCACGGTGTACCAGTCAATTATTGAGGGTGTGAGGGTGACGGCAACCCCTGAGTCAAGCCGTTACACGTTTTACCTGTCGGGCGCTGATTTGAATAACTACCTCATACTCAATTCGACGGTGTTCGGCAGGCTCGATTACAACAAGTTAGGATACTAAACATGGCTACACCACCAGATTTCACCACAGGGGCAGTGCTTACAGCAGCGCAAATGAACGGCGTAGGGCTGTGGAAAATTGCAGAAACCAGTTTTACTAATGCGGCTAACCCGTTTATAAACGGTTGTTTTTCGTCTGACTTTCAAAACTATCTTGTCCAAGTTGTTTCTATTGGGTCAGGCAATGGTGACTTGTTTTTTCGCATGCGCTCAGGCGTCAGCACTCCCGAAACTGGTTTTGTCTATGACCGATACGGCTTTTCTTGGGGTACTTCAGCCTCAAACCTAGTTTCACCAAACCTTGTTGCAGGTTTGATATCAGACGTAGGAAACGCTTCAAACTCAAGAGCAGTGTCAAGTCTTACTTTTTACGCACCCAATGAGGCGGCACATACAACCACAAATAGTCATGGTTGGGGAAACAACAGTGGTTCTGTGTTTTTTCCTACTCATCGCATAGAAACTACTACGGCTTATACAGGGATAGAACTTACGACACTTAGCGCTGTTACGATTTCAGGCACTATGCGTGTTTACGGATATAGAAACTAACATGCAAAAGCCAAGAATTTGCGGATATGACTGCTACACAAACATAGTTATAGACCGTGAAATGACCGATGAAGAATACGCCCAATGGCTACTAGACACGGAGACAACCGATGAAACGCCTAGCCCTGATTAGCCTGCTCGCCATCACCCTCACAGCCTGTGCAGACCGTACAAGAGTGAACTGCGAACGCATAAAAAACAAAGCCCCCGAAACCATAGGGACACAAACACAAATAGGAGGAGGACGCTGTGCCTAAACAACGCCTAACAAACGAAGAAATCAAAGCACGCATCATTCTCTTTGTTGCTGCAGGACTCACAATCTCATTTGTGATGGCCATCGCCTCACTCATCTACGGCCTGCTGTTCGTCACCCAACCACTCGACCAAGCACCAAACGATGCCGAAGCATGGGCAGTCCTCTCACCAATGCTCATGACCCTCGCAGGTGGCCTTATCGGTGTGCTCGCAGGCAACGGCCTCAAAGACAAACCGAAAGACCCACCAAGTGCCTCGTAAATACCCCTACTACCCAGTGACCACACCCGGCACAGGCAAACTTGCAGGAACAGAAAAGTTTGTTGACCTATGCAAACGGCGCT